ACTTCACTATAAGTAGAAATTCCAGTAATATTGAATGTTCCACCACGGCGTCTACCAAAACCAAAGGAATCAGTTTCACTATAAGTAGCAGATCCGATAATGTTGATTGTTCCACTACCATCTGGAGATGGGGTATAGTCAACATCTGGATAAACTAAAGTAGTTCCAGATAAAGTTATTTGTCCATATGGATATAATGCTTGTACTTCTGAAGAAGTTGAACCATAATCTTCCGTTTCACCACCAAGTATAGTTACAAATCCATAATCATCAGATGTTTCCGATAATCCTGATGATATGAATCCGAAACTTGGAGTAATATCAGTAAAGGTTGAAGATTCATTATATGAATGAGTTCTAGATTCTAAACCTGTTTCAGATAGTGAGATTGTTTGTATATCAACAATACTACTACTGATGAAGGAAACATCAGAAATTCCAGAAAGATTAATTGTTCCACTACCAGAAATAGATGGAGTATAATCAATATTTGGAGCAACAAGTTCTCCGGAAATAACAAATAGTGTTGTACTATCATTACTATAAGTAAGTGGAATATTTCCAGAAGATCCAGAAATACTAATAGTTCCAAATGGATTTATTGTTTGATTTTCACCTAATCCAGTATCCAATCCATAATCAATAGATTCTCCATAAGGTTCACTTGCAAAACCATAATCAATGATTTCTGATATTATTCCAGTAACTAGTAAGAAATCTTCAGAAGAATAAGATAATATTGAAGACTCATTATAATCATAAGTAAAGGACTCAACTTTTTCTCCAAATCCAAATAGTGTACCTGAAGTATCATCAGGACTATAAGTGACTTTACATTCTGCAGATCCAGAGAAGTTTTTATTTGTATAGGCAACATCAGCCGAACCACTTAATGTTAGTGATCCAAATGGAATTACAGTACCAAACTGTATATTTCCACTATCTTCTTCAGCGGAATATAATTCAGTAATCAATCCATAATCAATAGTTGAAGTTACTGGACTTGAAATAGATCCGGAATCTTCGGTAACAACAGAGATACCGGAAGACTCATTATAATCATAAGTAAAGGACTCAACTTTTTGTCCAAATCCAAATAAAGTACCCAAAGTATCATCTGGACTATAGGTAACTTTGCATTCTGCCGATCCAGAGAAGTTTTTATTTGTATAGACAACATCAGCTGAACCACTTAATGTTAGTGATCCAAATGGAATTAGAGTACCGAACTCTACACTTCCATTATCTTCTTCTCCAGAATAAATTTCTGTGATTAATCCATAATCAATTGTTGAAGTTACTGGACTTGTGATAGATCCAGAATCTTCAACAATTGTTATTACGGATGAAGACTCATTATAATCATAAGTAACAGTTTCAATTTTTTCTCCAAATTCAAATAGTGTACCCGATGTGTCGTCTGGACTATAGGTAACTTTATATTCTGCAGATACTGGATAGAAATTTAGATTGAAGTATTCGGTTTCTGCAGATCCACTTAAAGTTAAAGAACCAAATGTACTTAAGTTACTAAATTCAATACTTCCACTATCTTCTTGACCAGAAAAAGATTCGGAAACTAATCCATAATCTAGAATAGATGTTGTTGGACTTGTAATAGATTGGGAATCTTCAATGATAAAAGGTACAATAGAAGATTCATTATAATCATAAGTAATAGATTCTTCTTTTTGGCCAATATTCAATAAAGTTGCAGTATTTTCTGGTGGATTATATACAACTCTATAGTTTGCTCCAGTGTTATAAGTTTTTATATTTGGTGGATCTATTACTAACGCAGATCCAGAAATATTAACTTTACCAAAGGGACTTAATTGACCACTATCAAAAATAAAATTGTAATCTTCATCACCCTGATTAGGACTTTCAACTAATTGTCCGTAATCTATGGAGGATGTGGAAGGATTGGATATTGATGAAAAATCTTCGGATACAAATGATTTTGAGGAATCTTCGTTATACGAAAATCCAACTCTTTCTGTAGAAAATACCGAAATATCTGATGTTACTACTGGAAGTTCGGGTTTGAATGTATTAACAACTAATCTACTTCTAGACTCACCACTTATTTTTATATTAGTTTCTTCTACAACCTCATTGATGGGTGGAATATACGTTACAGCTTCCAACCCGTTATTAGATAAAGAAATATAAAGACTATTTTTATAACTCTTTATTAGGTAATTTGCAGAAATACTGGAAAATGATATTACTCCTGTAGAAGATCCGGGAGATACATTTAAATCGTAATTATATAATATTTTTTCAGAATACTCAGATCCAGAAGTAACTATGAGTGGGCCTCCTTCAACTCCTCCACTCCATATCTCTGGATTTGGTTGACCTGGGGATGTCATTTATAACCTCCCCCAGATACATCTGGTATTACTTTTCTTTGCAAATCATTAGAGAGTTGGAAAATGATACTAAATCCAACCCAACGAATAATTATGCCACTAAAAATAATTGATTTAATATTAGGATCAAAGTATTTTTCAAATACTGAACATGATTTATGATATTTTGATGTTTTATTAAATATTTTTAATTTTCCAAAAGGAACTATAGTTTCTGTACAATTTATCATATACAAATCAGTACAGAATTCAACCTCCTGGTATAAATTTCCACAATCATCAGTTTCCCAAGAGGAATTTGATAAAAGACCAAAATCTTCTTGGGAATATTCATTAATAGTAGATGAATTATATTCGTAAATATTCATCTTACGAAAACAATAAGAGAATTTCTAACAAAAAAGGGGATTGTCTTATTACAATCCCCAAAAATTCAATGATATACTTATTTATGAATCAGTCAAGAGCAACGTTAAGTGTAATCTTGATTTGGTCTCCATTATTTTGGATACTGTAAGGACCGTTTGTAAATCTTTCAGCATACATGATTGAACTGTAAAGAGTTGCACTATTAAGTCCTACAGTTGGACTTAATGTTGGCGATAGTGAAGGGGTTGTATAGAATTCATTAGCATTTGGAACACTGAACACAGTATAAGTTCCAGATGCAGTTGTAGTGTTACCAGTTCCAGCCGCAATATAAAGTACGTCACCAGCTACTAATCTGTGGCCAGTGGCTGAAATTTTAGAAAAACTGAATGTAACACTTGGATCCGTAGCAACCTGAATATTATCGACAAGAGCTTTGTCCAAATAAACAACTTTTAGAGCTCTATCAATACCGATAACTTGAGTTCCTGTTTGAATTCCAGCATTACCACCAACAATCATTCCCAAAGTCAAATCATCAACACTTTGGTCTGGATCAATTGTGATATACTGATTTCCAACAACTCCAATTACTGGATCAGTGTTATCTCCTTTAGATACTGTGGTTCCAATGCCAACAGAAGCAAAGTGCTGAACACCTTGAACTGAAACAGGCATATTATTTGCACGAGTTACATAGTAACCATAAACATCACCAGCATCTCCAGTAAATGTAAATGTCTGTTCTGGATAAGTAGCAGTAGTTCCAGAACCTACATTGTTGATTCTCCAACGAGATCCGTTTAGAAGAATACCTGTTTGTGATGTATAAGATTGATCCGATCTATTGTTTACACAGTATGGATAACCAGTAGTTGGTGCATATCCATAAGCGTTAGTATTACCAACTCCATATGGTTCAAAATAAGCGGTTGGTGATGGAACATCCGATTCCGCTGGAGTCGTGTTACTAGTGAAGAGTTTGAGAACAAGGTTTCTGGGAGATTGATCAGCCAAAGATGCAGTATGATTATTCTGAGCAATCAAATACCTTAGTGATTCAATTTCTCCAATATTGGGAACTAATAGTGCCATTTAAACAACTCCGTACAACTTGGTGACGTTTGATAACTATCTTTATTTATAATTTTAATTTTAAAGAGATTAGAAATCGATTTATATTATTAACTGCAATAACATCAAAAGTCAAGATATCGCCAGCAACAATAGTCGTATTCCAATTATTTAGGTTATCATCACGAATTTTTCTAGAATTTGTCATTTGTGGATAAACTCCACCTACTATTGATGTGAAGGTTGGGAAATTACTATAATTAGATTTTTTAATATCTAGAGTTAAATTTCCTTGTTGGTCCGATAAAATAACCAAAGATTCTATAACTCCACTAACATCCAGAGTAACTGAACCTTTATTTCCTGCAAGCATTGCAATAGAACCACTATCTATGACATAATTAATAGTTCTTGTAAGATCTGCAGTTGTTGCAAGAGCTATAATAAAAACATCATCACCTGGATTTGGAGAAACCGTAAAGATAATATTGTTTGTTGATATAGTATAATCCTCAATTGGTTCCATTACGAGATTATTTTTTACAACAATAAGTTGTTGATCATTAACAGGAACATAAGAATCGCCAGATGCATATAATCCAAAAGTATGAGCGATTCCAGTGAATTGCGAATTAATATTATCAAGAATTATGTTTCCATATTGAATGGATTTGGTGGGAATCTCATAATCTACACCAATTCTATAGGGTCCAGGTTCATTTAATGTTACTAAGTAATCGGTCATTATGACACTCCTGGGGTTACTAGAACATTTCCTTGAACAGCTCGGGACCTATATGAATTGGGAGAAATAAGAATAACATCATAGACATATCGACCACCTTCAATGGCATCTGTAGCTGTATATCCCATTGAGACGGCAATTTTTCCATTTAATCTATCTACAAAAGAAAGAGTTAATGGATATGCAGTAGAAGAAGATGGATGTTTTCTAATAGAAGAAATTCCCGTATAACCAGTCAAATTTAATGGTGCATTATTAGTATTCCTGATTGTAAAGGTGGCTTGAAAGTCAACCCCTTGTTCAAGAACTAAGTTTACATTCCTTGCCGCCATTATTAGAACCCGTTTTAAAGTATTTATGAATTGGAGTCTAATTTAGAAAGAATGAGTTTCATCATATCTTTCATTTCACTTACATCAGATTTTAGTTGATCAATCTCATTAATTTTTTCAGTCATTTCATTCATCTTAGTAACTTCTTTTATTTTTATATTTTTCAATTCCAAATATTTTTGGTAATCTGAATCAGAACAATTTAAAATTGCACTGGAGTTTTCATCTCTAAATAAACCTTTGTTTCCTTCTACTGGCAATAACATAATTTTAAATGGTTCCGATAACTCTGAAATCTCTTATTTTTGGAACAAACGCTGAATTAGTTCCAGACATTAAGATCTTTATTTGAAATCCATTAAATTGAGGAAGATTCGACGCTGTAAACTCATAAGAATTGTAGTTGTCCTCTGATGTTGAATTTGCAACGTTTTTATCAGGTCTTCCGTTATTTTTGGACGGATTAATAACTTGTGAATTTGAATCCAAATTATCATACCCAGGGAAAAGTTGCCAAAGTTGCCCAGTTGTAGGAGAGTCTGCTCTAAAAATTCTATAACATACTCTAATATCATTTGTTGGATGTTTAAAAGCATCAAAAAATACTTTTAAATTATCAGCAACTTTATCCAATATAACAATATTACTTAAATAAGTTGCAGCTGTTGGGTCATCCGTCAAAGAGTTTACTCTTGGATCAGTCGAATAATCCTCTATTTTGGAGTTAATTCTATTAGCAATAGTGATTAAGTTTACTCTATCCAAGTCAATCATTGGAGAAACTTTTTCATCTTCCGTACTTAAAGTCAATTCCATTGTAAAAGATTTTTTGCCAGGGAAATTTGACAAATATGTCTCTTCATTAATTTGAGAACAGATAATTCTCGGAGAGTTAAATTCATTATTATCATTTAAAGATACCTCCACAAATCCCTGATCTAAAAATGATGTTAAATTACTATCTGGAGAAGATCCACTGAAAGTTCTTGCCTTTGCTGATATAGATGTTTTTTGCGGTAATAATGTTTGGAAATTGGGTCTAATGATATTAAATGGTATATTTTGGGTAGCTTTTGGTCCTTTTGGTGATCCCAGTAGCGGAACAGTATCGTAAGATCCACAGGATTTGTCATCATTGAAATACAAAGCTGGATATCCAAGAGCGTTTCCTGGAGTTCTGTCGATACCCCTACTACTCATACCAACTTTGACATAATAATAATCCAAATCTGTTGGATAAGTTATTAAATTAGTATCCGACAAGTTGTGAGTTTTATTAATTCTTCTTAAAGATACTCCGTTTAATTCATATTTAAATACAGGAAACTCAAGTCCATAACTTCCAGAAATTGTATTATCAATATTTCTGATTATTCCAGTTAGACTATTAGTAGAAGTAACGACCCCAGTATAGGAAATAACTTCAGTATCAATCAAAATATATCCAGGATTTACTGAGGAAACCGGAATGTTTTCAAAACTAGTAAATATTCCGACAGAACTTACTACAATATTATTCGTAGATGTAGAATTATAACTTGATTTTAAGGTTTCTGGTTTTTGATCAGGTTCTATACCAGAAAGTGATACTTTATCCGATAAAGAATACATTCCATGATTATTATGACTTACTTTAAAATGTAATCCATCAGTAAGATCATTTATAGTAGTTACAGAAGCACCAGAAAGAAGTGAAGTTCCCCCAGAACCAACATAATATAAACTATCAACAGAATTTTGATTAAGAGTACCTTGTACTCTATCTACAAGTAAAGAATTAAATGATGATATTATTCCAATATTATTTGGGATTGTAAGAATTAAATTATCGCCAAGTCCGTCTGTTTGAGAATAATTAACTTCCAATGAATCTCCGTATGCATATCCAGTTCCCCCAATAGAAACCGTAGCTGCAATAGCGACTCCATTTTGAACACTTAAATTTACTTTTGCACCAAAACCAGAACCAGTTATAGAAACTAAATTTACGTTAGAATAAGTTTTAAATGCAGAAGTAAATCCAATTCCCACCGAAGTTATTGATAATGTACTTCCTATTCCTACTGATCCCACAACACTCTTCAAGTTTGATCTAAACGTTGAATTATTACTTTGTAGAATTGGACTTCCTGGAGTTAAACCACTAACTTCAGATGATGTTAAACTCTTTCCTAATCCGATTAAAGTTGATTTGGAGATACAATCCAACGCATTAGGTCTTAACGTAACTACTTGATTATTACCAATATCTAGTTTTGGATTATAGAATCTAACTGTAGAAGATCCAGTAAAAAACTTTGCTCTGTAGAGAACTAATTTCAAATCTTCTAATTGACTTGGATCCCATGTTGCCCCATTTTGAGATTTAAACAATGAACCCAATAAAGGTTGTTGCGATACAACTATTTTTTGCGATTCGGGTAAGTTCAAAGTAGTTACATCTTCTTCACCCATTCTAGAAATCCATACTGTATACTCATTTGATGCTGAAAGTAACACTACGCAGTAAGAATTTCCACTTTCAAGGTATACTGGAGATGGGAATGTAAATGTCGTTGGAGTTTTTCCATCATCAGATACTTGTACTTGGCTTGGATCTAGAACTACTTCACCAAATGGGATAATGGTTTGTGTTGGCAAACCAGTTTGCATAGTTCTGATTTGCATAGTAATTGGCAAACTATTAGTATCTTTAGATTTAAAGAATACATCACATTTTGTAATAAATATTCCATTTTCATCAGGAACTTCAAAGGATTGTGCAAGAGGGTCTACCCATCGTGTTTGTGTAACCGTGCGATTTGTAAATGAAGTTCCAGCTTGAAGTGTTGTCTGTTGACTTTCTAAAGTCCTTTCTTCGGTTCTATTCAGTCTTTCTACATTTGCGTTTCTTGTTCTTAAGGTAACTTCTTCCGTGTTATTTAAAGTTCCAGAAGAAGTAAACTTTGTATCTGCTGTACTATCTGTAGATCCAACGATTGTAGAATTTGTGGCGCTAGTTGTAAGAACAAAAGTTTTTGTACCAGTCTCAAAAGATGGAGTAGATTGTAATTTTGAATCCGGAATATATAAAGAACCGATTAAAGTTCCTGAAGCATCTGTAATCAATCTTACATTCGTTACTTTTGCAATTGCTTTGGAAGTTTCTCCTTTTAATTGCATATTGGTAATAATATGTCCATAAAATCCAGAAGCAGATTGCAATTCTAAAGAAGCAGTATCAACGTTCAACACAGTTGAAGTCGTTGAATATGACTCGGGTATTGTCTGTGTTGGGGAATATGGATTAACTGTATAGACTTGTTCTGGTTGATTATATGGACCATACTTATGGTTGGGTGAAGACAATCTGAAACGTATTGAAGTCGTTCCAACCGTACCAGTTACAGATTCTCCAACTACAAAAGTTCCGCTTTCCATTTGAATTTCAATAAGTTTGGGAACAATGTATTTGTTCATATCAACATTATCAAAAAATGCATACATTCTGGTTTTGGGTTTTAGTCTTTTAGCTATAAATTCAATATTTCTAGATCTCATTATATGAATAACTTCAGTAGAAACTACGAAAGTACCCAAATTAACGGAATCAAATCTTTCAGATACTTTGTACTGAATACCCTGTCTTGCTTGTTTTGTTGTAGTTAGTGTAGTTACATTAGTAAAATTAGTATATTGATCTCTATAGTTTATAGTTGTTGTTTCAGGTATTCCTCTTCCTTTTTGGAAACCTCCTCTATGAGTGCTTCTGCTTATTTCGTTTGTACCAATGTACAAACTTCCCATATTCTGTCTGGCTATTTCTCTTGTTCCAGTCCAAGTAGTTTCCCAAGCACCCCAATCTATTGGGGACAGACCTGTGTTTGTATCTACACCCAATTGTTGTATTGTGGTTGTATAATTTCCCTCTTGATCTACGGTTTTTTTAGTTCCTTTTGTTTCGATCCAAGTATCAGTTGCAGGATTTAATTCTATAGCGCCAATCCAGTTTACGACGGCGAATGGATTAACATTTTCAATTCTAGTTGCAAAAGTATTCTTAAGAAATTCTACATCAGTATATTTCAAACAAACAATATCTCCCACTTTAACTGTATTTGGACTACCCAAATCTTTTACAAATCTTAAATCTGCATCTGGATTTGAAAGATTTGAAGCTCCTATTACAGCTTCAGAACCTAAAAGGAGGTCTATTGATGTAGTATAATGTTGCGGTCTAAGTAATCCCTCTTTTGTATCAATACTACATTTGTGTTGAGGGTCTCCTAAAGCTCCGGCATTTACCGATTTAAAATTATCTACAAGAAAACCGCACTTGAATCTGTCGAGTTGTGTTTGAGAATCTCTTAGGGTTAAATTTTTAGTATCAGTCTCTAAAAGAGACAAAGAAGTATAATATTCAATATTTCTTATTCTGTCTTCCAATCTAGCAATATCTTGCATTCTATAACGTTTGTGTGATGACAATTGAACTGTTACATCACCTATGTTATAAACATATGGCCTCATAGTAATAGTAGCCACTTCTAGAGCATTTTCAATAACACTTGGAGAAATTGGAGTTAATGATGGAACACCTTTAGAAACAAAAAATTCTCCGTATCTGTTAAGATATAATTTATCAATTCTAGCGAGATAGTAAGAATATGATAAAAAGAGATTTTTATCTTTAGCAAAATTATATGGAGTAGAATTTGTCGCGGGCAAAAACTTTCTTGAATCAAATTCAAATGGTGAATACGGAGTTATAGAACTATTATAAGGACTAACTCTTGGTCTCAAATCAATAATATCACTAGCTCTATAAAAAGAAATTAATGGCAATTCTGTTGAATATCTTTCGCGGTCGTAGGAACTAACAGTTACAAAATCTCCATCATCATTTGCATCTATGTAATAATTATTGTATACAACTTTTAATCTTTTTGTTGGCGCAGTTACTCCTGATTTTCTTCTTATTGATGAATAATCTGCTATTTCTGGAGTTTGGCCACTTTCAAAAATAAAATCAGATACTATATTTCTATCACCTTCTATTAATAAACTTACTTCTGCAGTAACATTTGATTCGTAAAAAAGAATTTTCTCACCAGGTATAAAAGTATTTTCATTAATGTATACAAATTCTACTTGATTTGTTCCATTAGTTGCAACAAACAAAGCCATAGTATTGCTTGTTTGGCCATAAATTATTTCACCTCTAATTGCATTTAAAATATTTGCATTTAAATTTACAAGTTCCAATTTTGGTAGTTCAGCATCATTTGAATCAGAAGACTCAAATACTCCTACAACAAAAATTACATCAGGAACATTTAATGATATTCTTTCATCTTGAACTCTTGTTCCATAATAAGGATTATATGTCAAACCATCCGAAATAGTAGTGCTACCTATTCCAGAAGAAGGAGTGCTGGAATTTCTAATGTCCAAAACTGAACATCTATTATAAATTTTCTTTCTGGATTTTAATCTTCTCTTTCTCAAAGTGGCTGTCAATGTAGCCGGTCCATTTTGACTTAGATTTACTAATGTCAAAGTTCTTCCAGAAGTAATAGTAAATTGCCCAGAAGTTAATGGTTCAATAGTACCATCATCAAATACTAAAGAGTAATCTTCTTCATCAAATTGTTCAAGAGTAATATTTGTATCAGTCTCCAAAGTTGCTGTTAAACCATTGGATGAAATATTTACTGAATAAGATTTTCTATAAACTATTTCTCCTTCAGATACGTCAACATTTTCAATATTTGAATTTGTTAGTTCCGCAAATAAAAATGATTCTCTAGTATTTAATAGTGTTGGAATTCCTTTAACCAAATCACTTATGGATGTCGAAGTGGTGGGCAATCCTCCACTATTGACTCCAACAACACTTGGAGTCGATTGTACTGTTATTGACTTGGCAGATGCACTTACTGAAGTTACTCTGTTATAAGTTGGAACTATTTGTCCCGATTTAGTATAAACTAAAATATCTCCAGTATTAATACCGACTCCAAAAGTTGAAGCGGATGTTGTTACTGTACTTATTCCTCCAGAACCTGCAGAAATTGTGAAACTTGTTCCTTGGGGTGAAATAGGAATTCCAGCAGAAATTACAGTATCAGCAGTAAAAGATGTTGTAGATCCAACATATCCAACAACTTGTTTTATATCTGATAAATTATAATCTCTTACGCCAGTTATTGTTCTAGAAACGTCTTGGCCGTCAATTTTTAATTGTTCCCCGATAACAAAATTACCAGAAACTTGATATAAAACTATTTGATTTTGATTTGTAACATTTGAAACTAAATATCCAGATGCTGAACTATTTTTACCTTCAATGAATGATGGTTTAGATAAAGTTACTGTAGTATTCAGTTGCAAATATGTGTAGGTTTGTAAATCAAAAACAGATCCTTCAAAGACAGTAGTAGCGTCTTCATACGAATCATTTTTTAATTTTAAATCATAAACTCTACCAACTCCTATTGGAATACCTGCAGAAAGTCCTGGAGTTACTGTTCTTTGAGAAAATAAAGTTACCTGACTAGTTGTACCAAATCCTACAGGAATAGTTCCATAAACATTATTGAGTTCAACTTGATTACCTAAACTAAATGGAATTGTAGTGTCTTTAACAATTTCAGTAGTTCTTGGTTTTTCCAAATCTGCGTTTACAGTTATGAGAGTTTCTACCTCATATCCTTTAACATATGCTTTTCCTGGAGAAATTTGTAAGGTTAATAGATTATCTGAGGGCGTATTTCCTTGTTTTGTTAATTGTCCTGGATTATAAACACCATTATTTCCTATCTTATTGTTTAACGATTCTTTAGCAATTACACTAAAAGGTTTTACATAGTAATCTCCAGATTCGTCATTAGTTCTTCTAGCTAGTTCATCAGAAACCAGAGATGGAACATCCTCTTTTTTAGGAACTTTTTTAATAATTCCATTTTCAATCCTCAATAATTCTACAAAATTTTCGTCATTAAAATCATTTATGGATTTTTTTATTAATGTTGCTACAATTCTAAGTCTATCTGCGCCAGGAGCTGCAAAATTTGAGAATCCTCTTGCATTATCAAATAAATCTACATTGGCTTGAGATGGTACAGCAATGTCTTCAAAAACTGATAATCCAATTCTATAGGAAGGTAGATTGCTATATTGATCTAATATTACTGTTTGTGGAAAAACATCTACAAAAAAGCCTCGTATAAAATAGACACCTTCTTCAATTTTAATAGCAGATCCTGTAGCAGTAGAATCTGATATAATAGAAGTAGCAAATGAGGATTCTAATCTAATAACTCCCAACCCATAATCAATATTTTCCAATACAAGAAGGTTTTCTCCATCAGAAAATTTATTATTTGTAAAGTCTATCTCACTAGAACTTTGATATTTTATGTACAAAGTATAATTATTATTTTCCGACTCTTCGCCGGTAATATATCTTTCAATTTTTGCAAACACTCCACTGGACTCACCTTTTATTTGTTTGCCTACCAAGTAATCCAAATAAACGGATACTGGAATGCCTAGGTGAGTTGGATCTATTTGAACGCAGGTATATTCCGAGTCATATGCAATATTCCCCGGAATTACTACCTGACCTTCTTTGAAAAAATGTTTGCCAAACTTTTCAACCTGATTTTGTAAAATTGATTGAAGTGTTGTTAATTCTCTTGCTTGGATTGGAGTTCCTGGTTTAAATAAAACTCTTTGATAATTTTTTCTTGGATCAAAATCATCAAAGTATGGGGAAGTGTTTAGGTTAATATTTTGTGCCATTTTTATTAGAACTCCAATACAATTTTAATGTCTTCCTTTTGACTGGCAGATCTAGGAATAGGTTGTCTATTATCTAAGTAAATAATATCCCCAGATTTTTTATTATACTCGGCAGAAGAAATGCCAGATACAAATTCTTGGCCTAACTGATATATTCTATTATTTATTGTGGTAGTTACGCCACTAAAACCTGAATTAATTGATAAAGTTGGGCCAACAATTGAAGAACAATTAATTGTTAATCCATATCCAACATCCGGATTAGAAGTAAATGGAATAATTTTAAATCCAGTTTCACTTGAAGCTAATCCAGTGGGTTGATAGTATTTTAATACTCCCGTTATAGGATCCCATGAAGCAACAAATCCGATCGCAGTTGATCCCAATCCAACAGTTTGTTTAATAACGGAATCTACACCATATGTTGTGTTAGTAGTTACTCCAGACAACTTTAAAGCATTCAATCCACTAACAACAGATGAATTTAAAAGTTGAACATTACTTCCTACTATTGTTGGATTTTTTAATATTCCAACTCTAGCAAAATCATTTCCCAAAATAATATCTGGATTACTCTCTAAAGTTTCATATCTAGAATATAATAGAACTCTATATGCACCCAGTTCTCTATAAACATCATATCCATGTCCACCCTTTGGCGGAATAATAACATTGAAAGCTGCTATTGAAGTCGTTCCTATTCCAGTATTACTTAATTGTCTTAATGGTCCGGTTATTTCAGACCCAGGCGCGCCAGGGTAAAATTCCACAGTTCCATATGTGTATCCCCTTCCACCATCGGTAACAAAAATTTCCGATATCTTACCAAAAGAATCAATAGTTATTGTAGCTTTACCTCCAGATCCATCCCCTAGTATAGGAACATTTGAAAAAGAAGTTGAAATGGGTTGGTAATTAGAACCCCTATTATTAATTAAAACTACTTCAATTTTTCCATCAACTGCATTATTTTTTGTAGAAATTGATTCCCCAGAATTTCCCCAATCTTCAGGAACTGGTATATATTCAATAGAATCAAATTTAACTACTTCTGATGGTTTAATAGTATACAAATATTTCCAAATATATCCATCACCACTAGCACCAGCAGATCTCGCTTCTAAATCAATAAATGTCGGTTGATCAAAAGAGGGTCTTCCTTTTGGATTTTCCGGATCTGTTCCATTCTGTAAACAAACATAAACTCTTAAATCTTCATTTATAACGTAATAATTTGCTTCATATAATCCCGTTTGCGAAGTAACAGGTGTTACATTAAATACATTATAATCATGTCTATACATTTCATAAGTATTTCCAGCAACCCAATTTATTTTTCTAACAAGTCTCCTCACGTCCTGATTTGTAATTTGTTTTAGAGATATAATACTTTCTTTGACTTGATACTCTTCTTTAAATCCGTCTAAAGGAGATGGAGTATTTGAACTCCAAGTTAAAGATCCCCCAGCAGACGGATTATTACTATTAGGTAATCCAATAAAAGTATAGTATTTATTTGAAGTGTCACCTACCCCAGATACACTTTTTACAAAGTTTTCTGCATTTAAAACTCTAAATTGATCTGATATTATAGCTGGCATTTTAAAAGAGACTTTTTTTTATTTAGTTATCTTTTATCGACTTATTATATTTCTAGTTCGTAAAATTTTCGGAGAAGACGATAATCCAGAAATTCCATTATTGTTAAAAATTTCAAAGGTTTTCGGATTTCCTAAAATTCTATTTTGATAATCATATATTTTAGCCCAACTATATCTTCCATAATAACCACTCGTGTTAATTCCCGTATTATTTTCCCCTCTGGCATAAACTTTAACATAATTATCTACCATAGGAGCAAAATTACACGTAACAGTTACTATACCTGAAGAAGGAGTGGTGACATGTTCAACCAAGTAAATTCCATCCAAAAATTGTGTCGCTACTCCAACAATAGAATTTGGATAGTTGGACATACCACCAAGTATAGTGGATATTCCAATTAAATTTCCTCCAGTTTGTACATTACTATCAGTAATAACAAAATAATCTCCCTTAGATAGTTGACTATTAGTAACCCCAAAAATATTTAAAGAAGAATAACCTATACCCAATGTACTATTATCATATTGTTCAGATTTTAAAACAAAAGAAATCTTTGGAGAAGTTGTACCTATTCCAGGAGTTCCGCTAATAAATGTTTGAATGCCAATTATTATTCCATGATCTCCCTCAACTTTAAATGATTTAATTAATTCAGTTGAGTATGTATCCAATTCAACTATTACTGGTGGAGGATTATTCGGATTATATCCAAATCCAGGATTAACAACTTGTATGGAATTGACAATACCATTAACTACGTTAGAAACAGCCGTAGCCCTATTATACACTGGTTCCGAATGTATTGCGGTTGCACCTACTCCAATAGCAATATACCTACCATCAGAACCAAGATTATCCACAAATATTACATCATTAATTATTTTTGTTTGCGATGTAGTTCTATAAATCCAATTACTTAAATCAAAAGAATAGTATAGTTCTCCAGATGAAGTGGTTAAAACATAAAACCCATAATTGTAGTAAATATTTCGTATGTTCAGAACTCCAATATTATTTGAAATAAGTTGATATGAAGTTCTATTAATAGATTGTAAAATTACTCCGTTATCGCCAACTATAATGAATTTTCCATTGGCATAAATTACCTTATTTAAATTAGTATTGACTGGAGAGGTCACAGACTCCCAAATAGTTCCATTATTAGATGTTCTAATAACACCATCGTTACCAACCGATACAAAATATTCCGTTCCGAAAACAACACTGTTTAAATTTGATAAAGTTTCAGAATATCTACTAACAAATGAATTTGTGCCAATTCCTCCTCCAACAAATATTGATCCTCCAGCTCCAACAGCTACCCAAGTATCAGTGAAACTGGAATATACAATTTGATTGAAAGTTCCCGTATAGCCACTACTTACTCTACTGACCGCACCAAAACCTGGAATAGTATTTTCCTCCTCTAATGGAATTTGTTGCCAATTTGAAACAGTAGTTCCATAATCTGTGGCTTTTATAATTTGGCCCAAACTTCCTGCGGAGAACAAGAAATTGCTGGTGCCTACCCCAACAATCTCAATTGAATTAAAGTTTGAAGTTTGTCCAAATCCAACTGTACCAACCTGCCATGTTATTCCATCAGCACTTGTTGCATAAATTGAACTACTTCCCACAGAAACAAATCTATCTTTATATTTTATAGATTTTAAATCATAGGTAGTTGATAAACCAGTTCCACCAGTCCATGTAAAAATAGGATCTTTTTTATCAATAAAAGTTTCAGAAACAATCACTTTTGGAGATTGCGTATTAGCATATCCTATTCCACCATCTACTATATTAATAGAAGAAATTGATGATGATGTTGAAACAACAGCCTCAGTTAAACAGGGTTCAATAGTTCTATTTTCTACAATTATTAAGTCTCTTATATCCTCAGAAAGTTGATCTACGTCAGAAAATAGTGGATATGCATTATCAACGTATATTGATGCATCATCTGGTTCAATTTTTTTAATAACAGTTGCAAAAGGTTTAATATTACTTTGTAGATTTGGTCTAGCCTTTGAATAAAGAGTGCCACTAATAACAGTATCTTGAACTTGTTTTTGCCAAGTTAATGGTCTAATTTTTGTCGGATCCGTAATAATTCCAACGGAATAATAATTAAATGTTTCTAATTGATCCGAAGAAATAATTTTTTTAACAACTCTATCAAATTGAGAGATATCAAAAACATCTAGAGGATTTTCTTGAATTGTTACTTTATCTCCAGGTTTAATAGTTTTTGGTGGATCTATTAATTCGACATCAACAGACGATCCCCTGTAATATAAAATAACGCATTTAGATCCAGATTTTGGAGCTTCTTTGAAAGTTATTCTACTTCCTGAGAATGTATATGATGTATTTGGAACTTGCAATACGTCATTTATGTATATAAAAATATTATTACTTATATCTAAATCAGTTCCATCAGGAACTCTCAATCCTATAACTTGTCGTATACCATTTAAAGTTATCGCAAGTGTAAATTTTTTCCTAAATCCATTAAAAAATGATGAAATATCATCAAATCGTATAAATTGTCCGGGATAGAAACCAGTAAAACTATCTTTTTCTATTTGTTCAACTGTTAGGACAAATGGCATAAAGGAGGAACTGGTTGGAATTCCTATCGGAGTAAGTTTATCGCCAACTTTGTATCCAACTCCAGTATTATCAAATTTATAAGATATAATACTAGATCCCATACCAACTTCCACAGTAAGTTTAGCTCCTTGTCCAACTCCAGATGTTCCACCGGTGTATCCAAGACTCAAATTACTATATCCCGTAGGTATACCAATAACAACGTTAGGAATTGAGGTATTTGTATAACCTGTTCCAGCATTAACAATAGTAAATCCAGTAATAGTTCCTGCAGCGCTAACAGTTGCAGTGATACTAGCACCAAATCCAATAGTAGATGCAATACTGATAGCTGGGGAAGATCTATAACCAGATCCAGCACCAGTTAAAATAATATTGCTGATTGTTCCTCCAGAAGATACTACTGCTGATGCTGCTGCTCCAATTCTTGGATTATATCCATAACTAGTCGATATACCAACTTTTGATATTCTGCCAGAATTTGGTGTACCGGATAAAAATCTAATTACGTTCACACCCGAACCATCAACGGTATAATCAATCGTTGGATCCTGAAAAACATTATTAATTAAAATTATAGGATTATTGTTAATTTCTGTAGTATTATTAACGTTATTAAAAATTGTACTTGTAGTTTGTCCAGAAGATTTTATAGTAAATTCTGTAGCTGCAATACCAGTAAAAGATAAAGAAATATCATCAAATAAAATATTTTTATCATTAGTGATTCCTGGATCAAATTTTCTACTAAAAGCTCTAGCGCTAAATATAGATCCAGTTTCCAGTCCTATCGGTCCTATTTTCCCATATGGAGCAACATCAAAATATATCACATCTTCAACAATATTAAAACTACCGTTTAAAACCGTAGACGATGCTCCAACAGTATGTGATGTTGCAACTGTACCAAAATATCCTCGAGCAACTTCTACTTGATTTGACGAAGTTATTCCAATACTTTTAACAGAAACAAGTTCATTATTAATATTAATTACATCACGAATATTTAATGATGATATTCCCGAAGAAATACTTAGTATTGTTGTTGAAGCTGAGGAAACACTGGAAGCAAGAGAAACACTTAATGATTTTCTAGATAGAGGTTTCTGTATTATCCCATCTATAGTAACTATTATACTAGCATTCGGTTCTTTATATGCAAGATTATGAATTCCAGTACCAACTTCGGTTAAAGTTAAAAATACGCTAGTAGATAATCCAGAAAGTTTAAATTGATTATCATTCAATTTATAAACAAATACTGTTGGTGGTAAAGACTTGGATCCAAGCTCTAACGGAACAAATGATAAATTATCTTTAGAACCAGTTCCACCGATATAAGTACCAGCTATAGAAACTATAGAGTTGGAATTATATCCAGATCCACCATTTAAAACCTTAACATAATTAATTAGACCATTATTATTTCTAGAAACATCAAAAGTAGCGCCAGACAAATCACTAGAGGGAACCGATGTATAACTTTGATTTGCCTGAGATGTTATTACTGTTGGGCCAGTTTTTGAAACTATAAAACTAAGATTATTTGTTGGAGTAGTTCCACCAAAATTTGTTCCCGCTATAGAAACTTGTTGGCCAACGTAGTAATTACTACCACCCTGTTTCAAGACTACTGAAGTGCTTATAGGAACACCAGAACCATTATAAGAAATCAATACATTAAATGTTGCATCCGTCCCCAGGCCAGTTGTATTTACTCCTATTACTTGAGTGTATTGAATAGTGCTGGATGGAGTTCCATTAGGAACAGTTCCAGAAACGCTAGTAGTTATTGCAACATCATATCCATTTTCAAGAATAGCAGTTCCAGAAAAATTATGTACGTTTAATAATACATCAAGTGGTCCGCTAACATATGAAGTTGTCGCTATACCTACTGGTGTTCCACTACTATAAGTATAAATCAATTCCTGCCCAGATTGGAAATTATGGTTTTCAATCGTAAATGTATCAGTAAAAACATCAATACTACTACCAGAAAATTCATGTTTGAATAAAGACGTTCCTTTATTTTTTAATTTAAAGGTAGTTAATCCAACCACTGAACCACCTCTAGTCAAAGATGGATATGTTATTATGGGTGCAAAATCTGTACCCAATCCAATAATTGTTGTTATAATTCCAACATAATTACCAATTGATGATCTCACATCTGCACAGTCAGTAGTTCCATAATTTTCCGTTGGTATGCCGGATAAACTGCTATTTCCAATTGCAACTGTCAAAATGCCAACTAATGTATTAATATTAGTTTGAACATCAGAACAAGAAGCTGGACTTGTATTAAATCCTGTCAATGGATCTGCAGTAATTGTAAGGTCTCTAACATTTAATTGATTTGTTATTGCTTTTTTCATATAATCTTTTGAAGATTCAAAGGCATAAATTGATTCTGATTCTTCACCCAAAAGACCTGTGGTTAAAGCTGCCCCTGCTCCAGTAAAGTATTTTTTCGTTGAGTATATAATATGTTGATTTGTTCCATAAGATAGATCTTGGGCAACCGAATCAACAATATAACCCAAATCACGATAACATTTATTTCCGCCTGTCGTATAACTGCCGACATTTACTGAAGGTAACCCAACAGTTGACCCAAGAGAAATAACTGAAGTAATAATTCCTACTAGAGTAACGATGTTAAGTTGAACGTCAGTACAAGCGACAAGAGATGTGTTGAGGACTGTAGCTCCTATACCGTAAGTTGCAGGACCAGAAGTAATACCTACATCTTTTATTGTCAGTCCATTTCTAACTGCAGATCTCATTAAATCTCTGGCTTGACAGAAAGCAAAAACAGATTCAGCTTCTTCGCCAACTAATCCATTTGCAATTGGAAATCCATTATTAAAGTACTGTAGTGTAAATTCCCTAGAATAATTATTTCCTCCAGTGAATATATCAGTAGAAACTGCATCTACAAAATATCCAAGATCTCTTTTGCATTTGGAAATTGTTGTAGAAATTCCTGGATATACTGTAAGTGTATTTGACCATGCAGTATCAACAATTTCTTGTTTATTTTGTTGAATTAATCTGTATCCATCATAGTATCTAGATCTTGGGTTAGTTTGTGCATCTCCAGGAAAATAAAAATCTGGAAATCCGATGGCAACAGAAGCCAAAGACTTGTCCAATATTTCTCTCTTATTTGCAAGAATTAAATTTCTAGCATCTTTATACCTGTTACTATTAGGGTTAAGTGGGTCTGGTATTAAATCGAAATTGAATATTTGATCGACTGCAGATTGATATAAAGTTGGAGGAGTTTGATTGTTTATGACATACTGACTAATAAATTTAACATAATTATATGCAAATAAAGTTTCTTCAGTTTCATTAGCTACATATGACACACCTGCATCCCAATAGTATACTCCGGCTTCAACCGATTTGTTATTTGAATTGTACTTAATATCATGAGAAACTGCATCAACTATAAAACCAACATCTCTCTTACATTTTTCTCTATTATAAGTTGTACTCAATCCTATATTAGGATAATTATATTCAACAAAAGATACTACTTCTTCTTGAATAAACTCTCTATTTAAATCCAATAAATCTGAAGCATCTGCAAATCTACCTCTTAAATATTGTTCCGAAGTTCCATCAAACTGATCACTTATATCATCAACTTCGATAACTTTATTTGTTTTATTGAGTATGAAAGAACTTAAATCGACTCCTCTGTCAAAGAATATATTTTGTGTAGAACCATCATCATTTAACTCTTCTTCATAAACTCTTGCAAAATTTGTCTTTGTATTTAAAGATATTGTTTGGTCTACATTAAGAAAAGTGAAAGAATCTGTAGAAACCAATTTTGGTTTCATATCAGATGACTTAGCAATTCCCAAATTAACTTCATTTAATGTTGGTTGTGTAAGAATTTCCAAGTCCGAAAATTCTTTAAATCCAGATGGGTGGACAATGGATCTTACAGATTCTCTCCAAGTGTTGTAAGGAATATTCCCTTTGATTGAATAAGAAAATTTTTGATAGTAGAAATTGTCAGAAATTCTTTGCGAATAATCATTTAAAATACCAGAAGAAAAATCTATGGAAGAAGTTTTGTCTCTGGAAACCCCCAAAGTTGCATATAAATTAAATTTATCGAAATATTCAACAGTTCCAGTAATTTTAGATGTTTCACCAAAAATTTTATCACCAACAGTTATATCTCCAGATACATCTTTTAATCTCATTTGATTGAGTTTACCATCCCAACCATTTTCCATAGTTAAACCGGAAAATCTTGGAGATGTTACTTTTTCATTTGAAAAATAATTGACATCATCTTTTAATATCATTTCAAAAACTGGCATGTCATTTTTATTAATAACAACTCCCAAATTAAACTCATCACTGTAAGTACCAAAAGATCCGGTTGAAATGCCGGCCATATCATAAGTTACCGTATTATTAGTTGTATTGACTCCTACAACATCAAAGAAAGTATAATTGTATGAAGATGAATTAAAATTAGCATCATCGGAAGTTGAATCTGTTAATCTACAATTCTCAATGAAAATTTTATCTCCTATAGCAAAAGGATATACATAATCAGTTTTACCAAATCCTGTAGGTAAGAAAGGGTTTAGACCTTCAATATTTGATAATTCCAATGTCACCAAGTTACTGACAACAGAAATTGTATCAATTTCATATCCATTTGAATTAAAAATTGAAATAATTTCCAATGGTCCAGATAATGAAGTAGAATTTTTAATTACATCTACAGAAACTATAGAACCTCCAGATATGTTAGCACTAAGTTCAATTTCACGAACGTCATTTTTAACTATTAATTTTGGTGAAGTATTATATCTTCTTCCCCCAGTGATTATTCCAATATAATCTATGGTTCTTATGTCTTTGACGCCAATAATTGTTGGAACACTTAATGATGGCGAAAGTGTTGGATCTGTTGGATAATCAAATCCATCTTTAACCCTCGTAAAAGTTTCAACCTTTCCAATATTTGGAGATATTAATTTTACTACTGCATTAGTACCCAAATCACTTTTTATGTTTTTAATTTTTGGTATTTTTTTATATCCTCTACCGGGAAAATTAATTTTTAATTTAGATATTGGCCCTAAAGCGTTAGTAGAAGTAGTTTTATAGGAAAAACTAGTTAAATTTTCACTGAGAATTTGTTTTTCGATGAAAGTTAATTTTTTGTTATTAAAAAATGTAAAGGTTTTTTCATTCGGACAACTATTTACTATAAAAGTGTTATTAAGTTGATGATTTATGATGGAAATTTTATTATTTGATAATACATCAATATCTGTAGATATTTGTTTCTTACTCTCCTCGGAAGATCCCTTAGTAAATAAATTATAATAAATTGGGAAAAATTGTGCAGAAAGATCTAAAATAACTTTAGCTCCAGAATTTCCAGGAATTCCTTCTCTTTCCACGAAGAAACCGGTTCTTTCATTTATTTTTTCGACAAAATTTACATCATAGTAAAATTGCAGGTCAAGATTCAAAAGACTAGAGTCCGATAGATCAAATTCTATTTTTGTTGTTCTTATGCAACTAATTTGTGGATTAATAAAATATATTTTGTGAGTAGATCCACCAAGAGAAGAAAAATCAATAAAATTAGAATCATCAATATCACTTCGATATTGACATAATTTTATTTTGTTAAATCCAATTTTTGAAACATAATAAATTCCATAATGAGATAGTCCCCCTATTGGATATTGAGAAACATATACAATTTTATCTCCAGTTTCTATATTACCATCATACGAAGAAATATCTATAGAATTTTCCGACAATGAAATATCGGTATCAGAAAAACTAATTTCTCTCATCAGTACTTTTCTGTTTACCGGATCAAAAATAACTTTTACAACTTCATTGTAGTCTGTACTTATACTAAATTTTATAAGATCTCCAACTTTTAGATTATGATTTGATGTAGTTGTTACGATTCCTAGAGTTTTTTGTAAATTTCCTACAATTTTGGGATTTAAAGTTGTTAACGAATGAGCAGCTCCGATTATTCCAAAAGACTTTTCTTGATCCCAAAATTCCAAAGAATTATTATTAGTTCCTATTCCTATAGAACTTGTAAATCCAATGGTAGATAATCCAATATAATCTTTACCCAAATTTACAGCATAAACTACTTGATTATCATTTAATTTTATAGAAGCTGCAGATCCTACATTATTAACATATAAAGATGTTCCAGCAAAACCAGACCCAGAATTATAGATTAATGGTTGACCAGTATAAAACTTATGAGAAGGTAGATATATGCTTCTGGATGGGATAAATCTAATTTCCGATGTACTAGTTCCCAATCCAACAACAGTTCGGAATGAACCAGTTGATCCAACACCTATAGAAATTTTAGGATCAAAAAATGTGGTGTAATTTTCAAATGTGTAATCTATTACATCCCCTGTTGAAATTTTAAATTGTCTTGGCAATAAAACGACGTTATCTATTCCTGCTGTATGAATTCCGGTATTTTGAATTCTGTTCACATAAAAACCAGATCTTTTGGAATCGATATCAGTAATTAATAAAACTTCTGTTCCTATTCCTATAAAATCATTTACCTTAAATCCATTAATATCCTTTAATTTTATAAATGTTGATACTCCAGTAACTGCATCAACATTAATATCCTCTGACAATTCAGATTCTTTTTCCGCAACTTCAACAATTTGAATTCCCTCAAATTTAGCTGTAGTAATTGTAGACATTCCACTAATTACTACTGGTTGTCCATTTTCAATTTCATGTGGATATGTAGTTGTGACTACTGTATCAGGTCTTCTTATAAAAAATTCTACTTCTTCTATTAAATCTTCGGTTACGACAAAAGATTCAACTTCCCTACCATCCAATTCACTTACAACTATATTTGATTGTATACCTTCAGTATCCGACACATCTATATCTACAGGATCATTGACTTTATAATTATCGCCAGAAGAAAATATAGATATATTTTCTATTTTACCGGAATTTATTGTTGTTACTGAAAATTCCTGTTTATATTCATCTAAAACTTTATCAATCAAATCATAAGATGAATTTGACCTATTAGTATAATATGGTCCAACATTTCTAGTTAAATTTGTATCAAAAACATCATAGTCTTGATTATAAGCAGGTAAGAAATTATCTTCAATTGGATTATTATAAAAATATGATCCAATAATATACGGATATCTTGGAACTGATTCATTTGCTGCATTAACTTCTATTGTAGCAAAATATGCATAAACACCATTAGGATATTCTGGCGTTATTGCAAATCTTCCATTATGTTGATCTAGATCTCCAGATCCATCATATAAGTAATCATTAATAAAAAATCCAGGTTCAAATGATGGTGGCCTTTTTCCACTAGTGGTATCAACATTTAAAACATATCCAGTGCTCATCCTTCTTATGAAACCACCGGTGGTAGTGTCATATGCATATGGTCCATAAATTGGATTTCCATCATATGCATATCCCAAAATTGGAGAATGATTCAGTGTTCCAGTACTTTCCTTATTATCCTCTGTGAAATTATCGGATAATTGATATCTTAATTTTTTAGGAACGTAAAAAGTTATAAACTGTAGTTGTAATTCTGGATTTTTACTAGAATGAACTATTCCATCATCTTGATTATTAATAATATTTTTACTTTTAAAAATTTGATTTATTTTCCACTCTGTCAAATTTGTTAAAAATCTAGCATTTCTTCCTCTATTTTTTAATGTTAGTGAAGTATTTGCAGATTGATACCCAACTCCACCAAAAACAATATTAACAGACATTAATTTGCCGTTTTCGATAATAGGTTCTAATTGTGCATAATTACCAACACCAGAAACTACTATCTCAGAATTATTCCTAAATCCATTTCCCCTACTTATTATTTGTACATCAACTATTGATCCATTAATGATAATTGGTTTTAGAATAGCTTCAGAGGTTATACTTGCAATTCCAGCGACTGGTCTTCTGTGATAATTAATAATGTCAGTACACCCATATCCTATACCACCATCTTCAAGATAAACATCATCAATAGACCCCAATACAATTGGACGCAATTCTGATGTTATTGTTGTTGTAGACCCTATTGCAGATTTTGCTTCAACATGTATTTCAATTGCTGGATATCCAATTATGTGAGTTCCAATTCCTAAAGAATTAAATTTAACGTATTTGTTTTTTATATAATTTTCATTATTTAAACTGGTACTAAATCCTGCATCATAAAGTCTAAATTTATTAAGATCTACAACTCTAATTTGATAATACGATAATGTAGATAGTCCACTTATTGGCGTGTCGGTACACTGGTATGTAACATATTCTCCATCAGAAAATCCATGTTTTCTTGCAAAAATATATGAATCAAAAGTATTAATACCAGAAATTGAATTATTAGCAGAGAGAACAGATGGAACTTTTATTTTTCTATTTGAATATCCCCTTCCCGGATCTTTAACATATATTTTTGTAAAAGTATTTTTATTTTTTAGTGTTGTTATAAAATGAAATCCAGAAGAAACTCCAACAATATCGATTTCATTTATCTTTTGAAGAGCATCAGTTTTATTATTAAATAACTTAATTTTATTATCAGTTAAAATGCCGACAAAATATGTCGAACTATTTACAATTCCAGGGATATTACTATTATTATTAGAATCATAGATAACTTCCTCACCATCTTCAAACGGAATAGAAGATAAAAATTGTATTGTATTATTTGCCGTAGTTACATTAATATCGGCTTTAAATCCTGAGGATACTCTTGTACTAACAAAATTAGATTCTAATGCACATCCTACGCCATTTCCACCAGTTATAGTAATTTTTGGTTTTTCCTGATACCCGTAACCAGCGTTTATTATTTTAATTTCTTTGACTGTTCCTGAAAGATTTAAATGAGCTTTTGCCCCAGTTCCGGTTTCATCTTTTATTTCGATCGGTGGGGGATCAATAACATCATAATCTTCGCCAGAATTTGTGACATCAATAGAATACAACCCGCCATAATAAATGTTCTCATCAAATAAAGTTGGTGATAATATTTCAACACCATTTATCAACATTCCAATTTCTCTATTAAAGGTAGTCCTTTTATTGAGATCATCAAATAATGATTTTGATGCATTAAATGGAAATTTTTTCAATAATTTTTGATGTTTTAAAACTTTATTTTCATATCCAGACTTATATACAATATCATTAGTAATTGTAGAATTAATTTGAAGATATTTTTTTGAAAAAATATCGGACTTGCTGTATGATAATTTTATTTTATTATTGTCAACTTTTGTAACATAATAAAGTCCAGTTAAAATACCAGATGATGTATTTGGTTGATAATAAATTAATTCTCCACTTAAAAAATTATGATTGGAAATATTAAAAGTATCTGTTGCAGAAGTTCCTACGGTAGATGATGCAAATTTTTTATTGTCGGTAGAAAAAATAGTATAATTTGGTAGTCCAGAAGAAGTTACATAAAAATACTTTTCTTCTGCATCAATATAAGTATTTTGAACCCCTGCAGGAATATTAGAAAGATCATTAAAGTAATTACTGTAATGATTTACTTTATAAATTGTTTTTCTAACTTTATTGGAATTTAAAATGTTAAATGATCCAGAATTTACTACCTGAACTAAAATTGTATTACTATATTTTTTAATTATATCTGATACCGAATACTCAACACTGATAACATTGGCTTCGATATTTTCTCCCAAAGAATTTAATAATAAAATAGTTTCACCAACATAAAAATAGACTTTATCAAATAATTTAATTCTATATTTTGTAGTATCTACTTGAGATATAGTTCTAATATTATGATTAGTTGGTAAATTATACATCCAACTGTTAAACTCATACTCATCAAATAAGTCTCTACCAAATCCAGATAAAGAAATTGTATCTCCCACTCTTAAATTTGATGTCTTGGAAAAATCAATTTTATCAATTACATTAACAACTCTAAATTCTACTTTAGATGTATTTCCTACACCAACGTAACTAAAAGCAAATTTTTCTTCTACTAAATCTAATCCAAAAGATAAAGGTTTAGTTACATTTGTAACTCCTGTAAATTGATTGATTGTTTTTCCGGAATAATTTATTGTTATATAATCAGAATTTTCGGGTTTTACCAAAATTGATCCGGAATTAGCAAATCCTACGGTAGAATCGACTAAAATATTATTACTATTTACTGAAACATCTTCTAATATTCTAGTTTTACCAGAAACTTCAAAATTTCCAGTAAATGAAGTGCTATCTAGAGAAATTTCATAAAAATTTTTATTGCTTACTGGTCTATATTCTACATTAAAAATTGAAGCGCTAACAGTACCGATTCCAGTTATATTTTGAAATAAGAAATTACCTTTGATATCTATTGGATTACCACCAGAAATTTTTTCTACTAAGATATTTTTTGTTATAAAATATGAATTTGATGATGGAGATAGAGTAAAATCTTGAGGTTTTATAATTTCAATTTCAGATCCATATAATATTTTAAATAGAAGTTTATATGATTGATCTGTTCCTTTAGAAGAATATAAATCTTTAATTTTATATGCTATATTTTCTGTAGATATATTTTCATAAAAATCTCTGGCCTCAAATCCGGGTAAAAATTCATATTTAAATTTTTCAAAAAATTCAATTAAAAACAAATTACTCAAATTGTGGACAATATCCCCGTTAGAATGTTCTGAAGATTGTGTAACAGAAAATACTGCAAATTCCGGATTATTTAAAGATTTTAAATTTTCTATCCCACTAAATCCTCGGATACAATTTTGAAATGTTGTCTCAGTCTTTGAGGTGTATGTAATAATTTCATCATTTATCTTTAACAATCCATAGGAATTTGGCCAACCTTTTGTTGAAGTTACACTTATAGTTTCATCAAAAGTTAAAATATCAGAAGTTAAAGTAGTTTGTTCTATTAAATCAATATTGTTGAACTTTTTAATATTTTTATATTCAACTATATTAGAAATAATATCAATAGAACCAGACTGATGTTCTAAAGATTTATAATATTGTCTAAGAAACTCCACAAAAAGAGGAGATTCTACGGATAAAAATTCTGGAATTTGAGATTCTATGATAGAATCAATTTTTACTCTTTTGATTTCTGACATTTTATCTTGTATACTTTCCGTTTAAATAGCTGGATGTGGTTACATATTGAGTTGCAGAAGAATTTTCACCAGAACTAACAACATCTTCTACAATATTTACCACAGAAGTTTTGACATCTAATTGTAAATATAGATCTTGAAGTCCAATGATGTCATTGGACTCTGGAATTGCTTGAACTTCAACAACTCCATTACTTAAACTGGACCCAATTATATTAACAACGTCCAGTCTAATTTCACCCCTAATGTAATCAATAGTTCCAGCATTATTTTTAATAATTACCGGCAAATTATTTTCCAATTTGAAGAAAAATATAGTTCCAAAATTTTTATTAGTAGAAGGCCTATCAGACATATAAAGAACATCTGATATGCCATTAACAAAAAATCCAGTAGATTTCACAGAATACCCAGAATCTCTGACATATATTCTATTTCCAAAACAAAGTTCATAAGTTGCAAAAGAATTTATTTCTGGATTCAAGTCTCTTCTCATTTTAACTTTTGTTATATTAGAAGTAACTGATTTATCGCAGTCATCAATTAATCCCACAACTTTACTGTATTTAAATCTACCACCAAAACTATTAACATCCTTGGAATTAGAATATTCTGTCAATGTATCTATTACTTTTGTTTTTACTTTTTCCGGATTACTCGATAAATTTGCATTATAATAAACTGAGGTATCCAATTCAACATAAAGATATGACAAATCTACAATCTCTGGTCTAATACCAGCTATCGAATATTTTCTAATAGTATTTAATATTGTTTGTTTTGTAATTTCAGATAAAAAAGTTCCATTCCTTGGTTTTATAGATATGAAAACTTTTCCATATTCCGGAGGTTCCAATTCATCTCCACCATAAGCATTTACGGATTCCACATTGGGGTAAATATATGGAATAAGAGCTTTATAGTCATTTGATGTTACAGCACGATATTGAGAGGCATATACTTTCGGAGCAAAATATTTAATCGAATCTACAGATTCAATTTCATCTCCACTTTCGGATTTTGATTGAGTTATTAATAAAGAAATCCCCGTTGTAACATCAAATAAATTATTGTCTTTTAATCTTCCAGAAAAAGTAAAGTTTGTAGCACCATTACCAGAAGATCCGTTTGTAACAATATAACTTACTTCTATTTTACTTCCATTCGGCGGTCTTTTGCCTATAATATTATCTCCAAATATAATTTCATATTTTGCATCATCAACTTCTTGAATTAAAAATATTCTTGAATCTTTACCAATATTTAATAAATTATCATACGCAGAATAAACCTCAGTGACTTGATTAGTAACTTTAACTCTAATTGAAGTTGTGTCAATATTGGCATTAGGTAAAATAAATTTTTGATTCGTTTGCGATTGATCTACAATGAAAGTGCTAGTTAAAAATACTCCTTCATAAATTGGCAAATTATCAAAAATAGCTATCCCATCCGTATTAACTGGAGTAGTAATATCTTCAGGAATCGAAAAAATATAATTTCCGTTAGTTACTGCACCAAGAGCTACTTGTCCTGCTAATAACTTTACAGTTCTAGCGTCAGTTTGACTCATATCAACAGTAAAACTGACATTAGCTCTTGAAGATCTTTTTGATCTGGGCAAATATCCAATATTTCTAGAAAGAGAAACTACATTCTCTCTGAGAGTTGCACTCTCTAAAAATACTTCATTAACTGCCATATTTGTATTGTAGGCAGTTATGTAACTATTATAAGCGAGTAAATCTATTAAAACTGAAAAGTTAGATCCCTCAAAATCAAAATCTGTAAAGTTTTGATTTGCACGCAAATAATCTTTGATCTGTGTTCTTAGATCACCGAAGTCTAAATTTGTAAATTGATTAAATGACATTAGACTCTAGTAGGTTGTAGTATAAAATCTACCGTTTGAGTTGGAACTGGAAGACCAATTACATCATATGCAATTCTCACATTAATTTCATTAGATTCTTCGGGATATGTTATTAAAACAGATGATAAAGAAATTCTTCTTTCAAAATTTTTCAAAAGAGTTTTAATATCTAATTCAAGAGAATATGCAACTTCTGGAGTTTGCAATTCAAACATGGAATCTTCAATTTCAGACCCTATTAAAGAATTAAAAAATCTCTCACCAATTCTGGTTCTAACCAAATTTACAACAGATTTTTTAATTGCATCGGCATCATTAATTGAAAGAATATCATTAGTTACAGGATTTCTCACAAAAGAGAGACTTATGTCTTTAAATTTGCGAGAAATCCTAGTCATTACTCAAACTAAGGGTATTTATTATATGTATAAGACATTTTTACCATTTTTTACCATAAACTGGTTCAGTGCCATATTCCCAATCATCATAGTCTTGATCATTGCGAATTTTTTCATGCAATTCTGTTTGTTTTTTCAAGTCATGTTTGGGCGCTAAATCATGAACAATTTCTTGAATAACTCTTTTTTCTTCAATTTTTACGTAATCAGTGATTAAAGATGTGGTTCCCCACATCTCTCTCATATAATTTTGATCCCTATCTACTGGTAAATTTGACATTTTAGCTCCTGATTTAAAAAATCAGAACTTTTTACGGGGTTGCTATCCCGAAATGTCAGTTTTGTCCCTTAAGATCGTTAACCTGATCGTCCATGGACATTTTTCTAAGATGAGGCATATAATTTAACGCAACATTATACAATTCTTTTTCTACATCGTAAAGATATTTTTCGGAAACACCATCACTGCCTTTTTTATGAGTATCGGGTCTGTTATTAAAGTCCATTTAATCCTCCTCTACAGTTTTTTCCAGAAGTTCGTAATCATCTCCAAGAATTTCTTTAAGATAATCTTCTGTCCAATAAGTGTAATATTCAGTTTGAAGTAGTTTTTTACGAATTTTACTTAATTTTTGTTTTGATTGACATAAAATTAAGTTATATTTCTCGTTATTTGTCTTTACACCTCCTATAAATGTATCTCTAGAGGATAAATCTGAGAAAAATTTATAGTAAGGAAACTTTTCATTATATAATTGCACCCACTTTTCAACATGATCTGGTCTCCAAAAGTCTTCAATAATAAAAATGATGACATCATGACCAGGTTCAGGCACGATATCATCAATAGGAGTCTCTACAATTAAAGTTTTTGAAGAAGAAGCATATGGACAGACGGCAAATCCGCCCAATTCAGGTCTATTTTTAGATACTTCTTGTATCCATTTGTGAATATATGCTTCTTTTTCAGACATATCAACCTGCAGCTAAAGGAGATGCTGGATTTGGTTTTGATGGTGCAACCGTTCTAGCATTTGAAGCTACGTCATAATCAAATACTTTTGCAGTTTCTGGTGTTACTTCCGGAGAATCTGCTGCCGTTGGACCTGCTTTTGGAGTTGTTTCTGACATTTTTTACAAACTTAATAGTTTAAAATTATTTAGACTTTTTCTAAAGAATTATTTACCCTGACCTCTATATGGTTTCCGAGAGTTATTACGACTCGTTGAAGCATATTTAGTGCCCTTTCCCATTCCTTGACGACTCTTTTTAGGAGATCCAGGAATATAACCACTCTTATCTACTCCACCTTTTGCTTTTACTGCCATTTTTTTAATACCTCACATATGGTTTTATTTGCGCGCCGAAATTGCTTTTCAAACGCGCCGAACATCAGTTTCTAGGGGTTCTAAGACCCGTATCAAATAATACGAGTCTTCTCATGTCCTACACGAATTTTGGGGTCACACCAGATCTCATAACCCGCTGCCTTTGCATCAAGACAGAACGATACGTCTTCTCCACACATATCTTGAACTTCTCCAGAATCAAAGACTTGCATCTTAGGAGCAAACCAAGGATACTCAAGATTCTCAAAAACTCCATGTTTAATCAGAACCCAACCAAAACCAGTATAATCTACGGTAAAAGGCTTACGACGCTTTTGCATTGTCTCGCCAGTCTCATGGTTCATGACACCGCCGTTATTCTTAAAGTCATCTTCTTCGAGCCAGTGAGCAACAGAAGTCGTATGACCATCTTCAGTCATATACCAACCAGCAGCAATATCACGATCCATTGCGACAAGTTGATAGAATTGTTCAGTATTGAAAACAATATCACTATCAATCCAAAGCTGGTAATCATACTTCAGTTTACCATCCCAAGGAATTTGTTTTGGACCACGAAGAACGTTTGCACCAAGACACTTACAACGTGCAAAGTTCACCATGGAACTATAATCTTGAGAAATTTGAATTGCTGCACCATTCTGAACAAGATCAAAGCAAAGTTGTACAAAATTTTTGAGATATGTGTATGAGACACCTCGACCAGGTAGGCAGAAGACGATTGACTTACCTCTTACCATTTCTTTTGCAGCCTGAAGATCAAAAGAATCTTCATTCTTTTTTGGAGTCGGAGCTGTAGCTTTAATTGTAAATCCTTTAGACATAAAATTAGAATTGCGACGTTATCATTCTACCACTACAAATCAAATCATGCAATGGTTTCTGTGTTATTTAGAAGAAAATTTAGATGCATTCTTCTTCAACTTTAGCCAATAAATCTTCAATTTCATTCTTGAGAGATTCATTAATCACTAAAATTTTATCAGTATCCAATCGATATTGAAGACAATCAATTAATAGATCTTTTTCTTGGTAATCCAATTTGAGTTCCATGTATTCTTTGTGTTCATCTCAAACATTATATATCAATTTTAATTATTCTCCAACATATCTTGCAATAGATCCAAGATATCTACCAGACTTAGTAATATCCTTTGTCACATTACTGTAAGCACCTACAGTGACATGATCAGTGATTTTTATATTATTCAATACTGAAGACTTAAATTTAAATGTACAGTTTTCACCAACTGTTGTTTTTCCTGCAATTGCAACTCCAGAATGCATAACACAGGATCTACCAAGATCAACATGATGTGCAACTAGACAATAACTTTCTATCCAACAGTGATTTCCAATACGAGTCGAATACAATGCTGAACTAAATGCACCGATAAGAACTCCTTTGCCTAATGTACATGTATCACAAACTAAACAACTATCATGCACATAAGTAATACAATCCAAATCTAAATTATCAATCTCATCGCACACTATTTTTCTTAACTCTACATCAAGACAAAACGCAACAAGATATTGATAATCAGATTTATTCGATAACTTCAAAAAATTTTCTGGAGTGATGACTTCGATTGTATTCTGACTTTCTTTTGCTACGAAAGTCAGTGCAGTTTCAATTGCAGAGGATTCAGTATAACCAATAAATTTAATTGGTTTATTATTTTCAATAATCATAACTTTTTACTCATTAAACTCTTGTTGAAGAAATTTCAAAATGTGTCAAAGCATTTTGTATTTTTTGATGATTAAAACTTTGAAGATGATTTTTATCGTGAATGAAAGCATCCATTCTATTACAATTATCTTCAAATCTTTTCTGATTGTCAAGCCATAACTCTTGAATGTTTGTAGAACCATTCAATAGATGTTCATTTCGATCAATTGCTGCAGCTAATCGTTCAAAATGATCTTCGATATCATCATAACTATGATCAATGATATCATCAAAGATATCAATGTCAAGTAGTTTGTTAATTCCTTTTGCAACTCCAGGTCCATTAATGTAGATTGGAAAGTTCTTTGCATAGACTGATTGAAGTTCTTTCTCACTCAGAACCGGAGTTTTTTCAAAGAACATACTACCAGTAATAATTTCAACACCAATGGTTTCATAAACTGGAAGTAAATTTACATTATAATTATTTGCTACTCGATCATCCTTTCTATCAAAATTACGTATCTTTAAAAGATTAAAGTCTCTTGATTTAAATCTTTCATATCCCTTTGAAAACTCAGTACGTAACGTTTCCGGAATTTTTGTAATGTTTTTGTATTTGTGATATGACACAAGTGGTGGAATATCAACACTAAAAGTAATGTTACCATTCTCATGATAATCTTTCGATAACAAATAAGATACTGTCATTACTTTATGTAATTTTGTATCAGAATTTAGAGATAACCATTTATTACTAATTTCTTTCTTTTCACAGTGATTTAATTTTTCAGTAAATCCTGTAGGTATAATTGTATCCAAATATAAATTTGAAAGTTTCAATTCATTTTGAAGATTCAGATGTAAATTAAAAATAATAAAATTTTGTTCTGGATGATCTTCACAGAATTTTTTTATCTCATCAATTGCAACATTATCGTCTTTATCAATCATCAAATCCATAATGTTTAAAATTACAACCTTACTTTGAAAATTTATTTCATACAAATTATCAAATGATGTACCAGTTCCATATGGACAGAAAAGTAATTGATAACATTCAATATCTTCGCTGAGATTATAAGTATCTAAAAAAGTTTCAAAGGTATCGTTAAATGGTGTACCTGGAAACGAAGATAATGTTTTGACTTCCATCTTAGTTAAAAATATTTTCGATAAACTTGTTCTTCATTTGATAATCTCATAGAGAGTAAAATTCTTGGTAACTTATCACTCAAAATCTTAACACTATGCAATTCCTTAACATTCATTAATGTAGGAACGTCTAAGACATATTTATCCACCTCATGACAATCTTGAATATCATAATAACTTCCAGTGCCCCATGGATGATGATGAATCTTTCCTTGAATGTTTTTGTGATTTCTTTGATAAATGACTGTCTCTGCACTTGAACCATTTAAGATTGGCCAATTCAACCGAATTCTTTTTTGAACCAAAGGGTTACTTGCATCCGTATGTATAGGAACCTCTGTATTTTTATCTACAAAAAGATACGATGCAAATATAACCTCTGACTCTAATTCTTTTTCAATACATTCAAATAACTCTGGAATATCTTTTTTAAATCTCTGAAGGTTCTCGTCTGAAATTAAATTGTAAAATAATTTTTCGTTCTCATTTGCAAAATTAATTATGTAAGGAACTATGATATCTTGTATGGATTCAAAGTTGTTAATATCAAGTTTCTTATAAAACATGAGCGGGGGGGTATGGAGAGTTTATGGCCGGCAAAAAATTTTTTGAGTGCGATGAATATTTAGAGCGCTTTTTGGGGTCGTTATAGATTAGGGTAGTTAGCGTTTTTTCAAACGGGGGCCACCGCGCCCCGCGCTAACACAAACGGGCGCACAAACAACTGCTCAAACTGCCCATAAGTATCACGAGAATGCTGCTCCCAGATCTTCGTATTCGTGTCCCCTCCGATGACTCATAAGCCTCAGAGGGGACATAAGCTCTCAGACTCAGCCAGAAGTCTTGAAGTATGCTGCACCGTTGCCCTCAGTGACAGCATTCTGTGCATGTGTGGCGTGCCCATTGTATGCCTGACCGCGACGGTTAGTGTTAGTCCGAGGGCCATTCGTGCGGCTCATGATCAGTTCAGACTTCCGAGCCTTACGG